TCGTCCTTTACCAAGCCCCATCATTATTGACTTACGCTTAGAGATTATTGATCTACGCCGTCGCTTGTCTCAAACACGGTTTATCTTGCAAGCTGCATCTCAAAACTTTGACAGTTCCCAAGCTTTGAATGAGTTAATCCCTGGAATGCTTCGGCATGATGATGGAATCGTTTCTATTCAACATCTTACATACAATAAAATATGGGTTGGGAATGTAGATAATTATCCTGTAGAATCAGATGTTTTAAGTGGAATCGAAATAGAGATTGGGGATATCAATCTCACTATCGACTCAATTCTTGATCATCTTTTTGATATTGATGTAAAGCTTGATATTCTTTTTGAATTTAAACTTGAAGTGGAAATCCAACTTGGCGACATTAATATTGAACTGGGAGATATCAACACCGAAATTGGTGATATCAATATTGAGCTTGGAGACATAAATACCTCCATAGAATCGATCATTGAGACGATATCAGACATAACCGTTGATTTTGGTGATATTATTATTAGGTTAGATGCTTTAGATGGTATCGTTGCTGATCTTCAAACCCAAATTGACACTAATGTGGCGTCTGGTTTAGACCATTTAGCTGACTTGCAACTTCAGATTGATACGGCTATTGCTTCTGGATTAGATGCAGAGGCCGGTATAAATCTTAGGTTGGATGCCTTAGAATTAGCTGTAACAACGATAAACTCAACAATTACTACCATTCAGAGTGACATCACTACAATCCAGTCTTCAATTACCTCCATTCTATCTGATATCACAAGTATATTTTCATCTTTGTCTACGATAGCCTCTCAAATCACCACTATTCTGTCTGATATAACGGTTATCAATACGACCCTTACCTCTCTCCAAACTCAGATAGACACTATAAACACCACAATAACAAGCATTCAATCTGATATAACTACTATATATTCTGATATTTCCACAATAAATTCATCAATTACATCTATATTGTCTTCTATCAGTACAATTAATAGTACACTTACATCTCTTCAATCACAAATTAATACTATTAATAGTACTATTACTACCATTCAAGGCAATATTACTACTTTATTTTCAGACATAACAAACATAACCACTGTTTTATTGCCAGCCGTATATACCTATATAGACGATGCGATTACGAACATTACCAATAATTTTATTGCTGGTGGTGTTATCGATATGAATGATAACAGAATTATTAACTTACCATGTGATCCAGAGGAAGATGACGATGCTATAAGCTTCTGTTTTCTATGGCATGTGCTACACGATGAGGTGAACGTATTATGGTCATGAGCAGCAATATTACAATTAATAATGTTAACCCTGATTTAGTAGTTCTGGGCTCTGTCCAGAGGATTATATATGACTCAACCGATCCTTTAGTTAGAACTGAAGTCTTTGGTCAATTCGTTCCTATCATTGGTACGAACTCTGTTATTGACCTAGAGTTGCGAAATTCTAACTTAGCAGGGTTTAGGCTTAAACAAACAAGCGCTACTACCGATACATTTGCTTTTGGTAAGCTGGAACTTCAATACTATGTTAATGATGCAGACACAACCGGAACTTCTGTATGGCAATATTCTCCTGGTACGGCAACTGGAGCTCACACATTTTATTCTGGCTCTCCGCCAAGTAGCAATAGCCTTATCCTTACTTTAAATAATACAGCAGCGATATTTGCAAAGCCTATTTATGGAAGACGCGTGACAGGGCTCATGTATTTTTCATCTAATGCGACTGCGACAACCACAATGGTTGCCAACACATGGATGAAGGTACTGGGCACTACTTTCTTAGCTGCTACTGGCAGTGAAATTACGATGCCTTCAAACAATAGGTTAACATTTACAAGCTCTGATCCATCAAATCCAGTCCCTACAGTTTTCCTTACTGCGAATTTTATTTTTAAAAATGCGGGCGCAGCTTCTGCGGCGATTACTACATTTGCTATTGCTAAGAACGGCGTTTCAATTAATCCAGTTTCACTTACTACTATTGCGGCCAGTTCAACTAATTACAACTCAGTGAGTATAAGAGTTATGACAACTGCCTCAAATGCAGATTATTTTGAGCTTTGGGTGGCGAATTCTGTAACAAATACCCCAGGAATTATCGTAACCGATGGTTCAATATCTATTGAGTCTGCTTAATTTTTTAATAAGGAATGATTATCTATGTCTGGCACATCATCAAGTAAATTTACCGCTGCGGCAACTGTTCCTAATCAAGAAGCATGGGGACATTATCAAAGATTTGAATTTGAGAACACATTTCCTCATGTGAAGTTACAGGCTTTTAGCAAATTTGCTCCTACTGTTATTAATACGTCTACAATTGACATTGAAACAAGGAATTCAAAATATGCTGGCTTTAGATTTCAACAGCTAAGTCAAACTACAGACACCAATCAATTTGGATCATTTTATTTTAAAAGTTTTCTTGCTGATGGTGCTGGAACAAATATATATAGTTTTGATGGCACAAACTTTAATTTTTATTCCCCTGTATTCATGACTCAACCTCTTGATATGGGGAGTCAAAAGATTACACACTTAGCAGATCCTGTTGCAGTAACGGATGCTATGAACCTTAGCTTTGCTGAAACTTTAATTAGCGGATCTGGTCTTGCATTAACTGGTGATGTAACTGGAATCGGAACTATAAGTGGTGGAGTTGCTACCACGATCGCTGCAACACTTAATCACATACCAATCCCAACAGGTTCTGTCGATTTCAATTCCCAAAATATCATAAATGTAGGAAACATTGGGGTAGGCGTTTCTTCTCCGAATATCCAACTTCAATTTAGCAATGCATTGAATGATTGCAAAATTTGTTTTTATCAAATTGCTGCTAATCAGTTTCAAGTTTACGGTATCGGCGTTATTGCTGGCACTCTAAAATATAGTATTGGTAATAATACCTCTAGTCATGTTTTTTATGCAGCTGCTTCAAGCACAGCATCTACAGAACTCTTTAGAATTCATGGCTCAGGGTATGCAACAGTTTTGCTAGGAGACGGAACATTTTATAGCCGCGTTCCGTCTGCTACTTGGTTTAAAGCAGGTAGTGCTTCTACCACTACCACCGCAGCTAATACATGGATAAAAGCTGTTAGCACAAGTTCACTTGCTCCTCCAAACAGGCAGTTCACATCTTCAACTAATAGGATAACTTTTACAGGTTCTGATTTATCAACTGATTCTAAGGGGATGTTTTCAGCAACTGCCGTTCTTTCGCCAAGTTCGGGTACGCCTAAATTAGGGCTTGCTGTTTATCTTAACGGAACTAATATATTGGGTTGCCAGGCATATGTTAGCCCTACAGTAGCTGGTGGTATATATACTCTATCAATTACTAACACCATGTGTGACCTTAATCCTGCTGATTATTTGGAGATATGGGTTTTGACAAGCACAGCTACCACATTAACTGTCTCAGAATTGAGTTTATCGTTTATAGCATGTTAACCTAAAAGGAGATTATTAAAAATGAACCCTAACCAAAACCTGATCGATTATCAGAAGCAATTATTGCAAATCAACTTGGATCAAATAAATTTTCTAAATTTTGAGATTTCAACCGTCCAAAGGGCAATTTCTTCTGCAAATGAAAGTATAGTATTTTTTGATGGTCAGATTGGAGAATTTAATAATGAAATTGGTGCCCTTGAGTCAGGGAATGTTCTGATTAATAAGACAATAGATATATTGACTGCTGGCTAATATCTATTTAATATCTAAGTTGTTGATAACTAAGTTAATTATGAAAGGTTTTATATATGATGCATGTTACTGATCCAAAAACTGCTACTAACATCCAATCGATTATGTTTTATGCAAAGGCAATTTGCGATGCTGCTGCGTACGTTATGCAATCTCCAAAAGATACTGCTGATCTTGATCAAGCGAAAGCTTATTACAGAGAGAAATCCCAGACTTTGAAAGATATTCTTACGCAGGTTGAAGCAGACCTTGTCTAGCCCATATCAGTACCCCTGGGTAAATTTCTGCGCTCCAATGCGAGAGACAATCGACAGTTCGGAGCTTTTGTTTTATACGGCTCCTGCTGTCACTATTTTCGACAGCATTATTATAACGAATACGACTGAGAAAGAAATATTTGTTGATTTTAGGATATTGGGCGAAAGAACGCAGCCGGATTCTGACGATCCTACCGCAGAAAAACCATATGTAGCTTATAAGCGAGTTGTGGCAAAGCATCAAAGCATTGAGCTTCTGCCTAGTCCGCAATCTCTGGTCATTTTACAAGCTGGCGATTTTGCTTATGCAAATTCTGATTTCTCAGGAAATACCTTTAGCTGCCTAGTTGCAGGTCGTCAATTATTAGAAACAAGTATATAGGATTAACATGACAGAAGATACACAACCACAAGATTTCGACCTAAACGATATTTTTAATAGAAATAGTAATGTCGAGCCTGTTGCCGAAGAGAAAGAAGAAGAACTTCCAAAAAAGAAAGAGCCAGTTAAAGAGGTTAAAAAAGAACCTGCTCAAGAGCCAGATGAAGATGAACAGGAAGAAACTGAAACAGAAGATGTAGAGGCTCCAGAGCCTAATGCTAAGAAAGAAGAAAAGCCTAAAGAGAAATCTATTGATTACCAATCAGAAAACGAGAAGCTTCAAAAGACTTTAAAGGATACTCAGAAATCATTTCACGAAGACAGGCGCAAGCTTGCTGCTTACAAAAGAGCCGTTGAAAAGATGAAGGAGGACGGTACTCTTTTAGAGGATGAGGCCAATTTACTCCTTGACCATACTCAATATCAAGATGAACCACATAGTAGTGGAAATGATCCAGTTCTTGTTAAGTATGGAAAAATTTGGGACAAAGAGCTTGAATATATGCGTAAATATTCTTCTAACGCTACCGATATCAACAAACATGTCTTAGCATTCCAGCATCTTATCCAATCTTCTTCTTCTGATGAGCTCGAAGATATATTTTATGATCTTCAACAATATGAAGATGACGAAGTTGAGCTAACAAAGCGTATGATATCTTATGGTCAGCAGTATAATGATGAAGTTTATTCTGATATTAATGAAGCTGGAAGTATCAGAAAATTGAAGTCAAAATATCAATCGGAACTTGACAATCTTAAAAAAGAACTTGACAAGTCCATTGAAAAATATAATAAATTAAAGAAGAAGCATCAGGATTATGACACTGAGCCTGCAAACTTGAGAATTTCTTCAGGTGCGCCTCATGTTAGTGATGATCAAGGTGATTCGTTAGACTTTGGAAAGTTATTCAATCGTCGTTAAAGTTTTTAGATTCCTTACCTTTTCCTAAAGGCGTTTTCTGAAAACAGTCTGAGCTTACTAGACGCGAAATTCTGAAATGAGACGACAATAAGTCTTACCTCATTTTACGAATAGACCCTACCTCAGTATGTAAAGAAAAAAATGGTTATCCACATATGTTTTGTGGATTTGTTATTTAATTTTTACATATAGAGGTTTTTTATGGCTTACGCCCCAGCACTACCAAACGCATTTGCTACATCAGAAATTCCAGTCCACGTCAGTTCAAAGTTTTTTAAAGAAGTTCTCCTTGAAACCAATCTGTCACCATTCATGGGCGCAGATGAACAATCCATTATCCAGCTTGTTAGAAAGCCTAATGGTACAGGCCCTACCCATACTTTCAACCTTAGCCGTGAAATTGATTATAAGAATGTAATCACAGGTTTCGACCAGATTTCAGGTAAGGGACAACAAATAAAGTTTTATACCGATCAAGCTACTGTCCAATTTCAGGCTCTTCCACCAACTGAATTAAATGGCGTTCAAATTGTCGACATGCAAACGCCTGTTCCTGTTTTCGATCAATTAAAGCCAAAGCTATCCATAGCCAGTAAACGTAACCTTGTTTATTCTATTTTAAATGCCGCTACTTTCCAGAATTACCCAGATCTTACAGCGAATGGCCCTGTTGCCGAACGTGTCTTGTTTGGTTCTGGTGATGCATATAATGCGAGCATTAATGGAGCAGTTGCCGCAATGACTGGTGCTACTTTCGATCACAGTGGCGCGTCTGTAAAAGGCATTAAAAAAATGCGTAATATAGCTGTTACTGGTGGCCTAACTTACCAAGCTGAAAAACGTATTAGTCCGTATATGTTGCAGACAAAAAATAATACGCCTTCTCCTTTTTATTGTTATTTCATGGATACGGAATCGTTCACGAGTCTTGAGGGTGATACTGCGTGGAATGCCCAGTACCAGCGTGGTGTTATTGAAATGGCCAATCAGCCTTCTCTTTTCAATGGTGCTTATTTCAAAGGTCAGATTGGCAACATTATGATTTATGAAATGCCAGAACTTGGCGATTTCCGTGTAACATCCGGTGGTCATACTGCTGCTTGGAACTTATTCTGCGGTGCTCAGGCTCTTGGCGTTGTTTGGCATAAAGACCCATGGTTTGGCGAGGAATGGTCAAACATGCGGACTAAAGTCGAAATGACAGTTATGGAAATGAGAGGCATTAAAGCTCTTAAGTTCCCTTCCTACAAAGTTAACAACGAAGCGGTGGTCATTGAGAATGGTATCATTCATAACCTCGTACAAATCGCTTAAATAAAGGAAATTTTATTATGGTCGCAGCAGTCAGACACTCAGAGATTATTAATCCGAACAATGCGGTAATCTTACCTTCTTCTACATCTTTGGTAAGAGAACCTCTTATTTGCAATGTTGGACAAGATTATTCTTTTATCTCTATCCAAAGAACAATTCAAGCTGCTGAAATAGCGGCAGGTGTTGGAACTTTATCAGATAATGCTGATCCTACTATTGGACTCTTATTTGCTCAGTTCCAAGGAGCGTCTATTAAGAATATTGTTAGCGTGAACTTGTTGAAAGCAGCAGCGGCACCATTAACTCCAACAGCAGCTAACGCGTTTACTGTTTGGGGTTGGGCGGCAGGGGTAGCAACTAACTTTACTAAGTTGGGTACTCGTATTGCTAATCCTGATCAAACAACACAGCTTGGTTACTCAGCAGGATATACAAACCTGTTTATGTTGGATTATGGAGTTCATGCATCATGCAGAGTAGCGGCAGGCGATAAAATCGTTGTTCTTCTCGAACTTGGCAATTCTTAAAATAAAGGAAATTTTATTATGGTCGCAGCAGTCAGACACTCACTTATTACCAATAGTACGGCAGCTTTGATTCCTAGCGGGAATCCAGCTATCGTATGTTCAGTGGGTCAAGATTATTCTTTTGTAACTGTTAAAAGAACATTTATTCCACAAGAAATTGGAAACGCAGCTGGTCAAACTCAGGATACAGCTTCGAACCCTACTGTTGGATTTTTATTTGCTCAGTTTCAAGGAGCATTAATTAAAGAAGTTACAGATATTTCTTTAAGAAAAGACCATGTAGCAACTCATGTTTCTGTTTTTGAGTCCATCTCGTGGGGGTATGCTATTGATGATACGCATGCGATGCTTAGCAATCTTTCATTTAGAATTGTTAATTATACAGATACTGCCGCCGCTGGCTTTAAATCTGGATATTCTAGCATTTATTTGTTGGATTTAGGAGGAGATGCTGCTTCTTCGATTGAAGATACAGACCGTGTTTTCATGACAGTTGAACTCGGCAATTCTTAAAATATTTGGGGGTATGTGAAAGCATGCCCCCATTTTCGTAAAGGTTATGATCTTAAATGGATGTATCAGAAATCCTTAAGCTTTTGGCTACGTTAAGCATCGGGTTAGATGATATTGACGTTACTAATCCTGACGATAGCGATGTCGTTGTTTTTATGAGATTTATTAATCTTGCTTACTTTGAATTACTCCAAGCTACGATTTCTGAAAGTCCTATAGTTGTTAATTTGAACGAACAACTTGATTGCACAAATGGTGTGTTGTCTACCACATCTGAACCAATATTCATTCCAAAGGTAATATATAACATTTCTACTAATTATCCCTTAGTAGGGGCTTTAGAAGAAGATATTTTGAAGGCTGATCCTGGTTTAAAGCAAACTGGCAGTCCTTCCAAGTGGTACTATGCGAATGGTGTCATTAACGTTTATCCTTTGACCACAAGCACTGTGATACCCATTCCACCTAATACTATTGGCGGAGGCTTTGGTGTTCGTTACATTCCACAGCCTATTCCCTTAGTTTACAATTCTCCAAGTTCTGATATCCTGATTCCTTCTTTGTACCAACAAATCCTGGCTGATGGTGCGAGCTATTATGTATTTCAATCTGAAACAGGCTTTAAAGATCAGAATAAGATGCTTTCTGCCCAGGCTAGATGGGAAGACGGCAAGAAGAAGCTATTTTCTTATATGAAGAATATAAGCGGTAAAAAAATCCTTTCTACGTATAGTTCCGTCTAATGATCCATGAAGGCGGATATGATATTATTGAGCTTTTCTCTGCATCTAAGGGCATGAACCAAAACATTGCGCCCGCTCTTTTGAAGCAGGATTATTCCTATTACATTGAAAATATGATGCCTCAGTCTCTTGGCGAAGGCCAGGTACGATATGGGACGTCTGAGTTCTCCCATGTTCCTACAGATAAAATTATAGCTGCTTTCCCCTTTTCTTCTGAATCGGGTGCAAAGCAACAAGTCTTATATATGAATGGGTTTGCTAATTTTGCTGTATATACAAACTTTCGAATTATTTCTTCTAACGTTATTAGGATAACAAGTCCTGATATTTCATTATTTAAACCAGATACCCTTTTAAAGCTTAATTATATTGATTTAAATGGTATATCCTCTGATTTATTTTATCAAATAGAAGCAATAACGCCTGTTCAGGATCATGTTAATACGATTGATATTGAATTACAGGATAATAGTTTTCCTGATCAGTTGGATGATTTTTTTATTGCAGCTGTTGATCCTGACCCTCAATACATTGATGATAGTCATTTTAGTATTACGGTTCCTAACGATTTCATTGCCGAAATTTATTATTTTGACGGACAGGTATTAGAATTAACCATTGATGGCCTATCCACTGATCTTCTCATCGCTCCCAATGGAATTGATGATACAATTGAAGGTCAAATAACTTTTACTATTGTTGAGCCCGATATACCTGTATTTGATGATGGAAAAGTACGTTTGTTAAGCTATGAGTCTCTTACTCCTGAGCTTAATACCCTTTTCAATTCTTATGGTTATATTAAGGTTTTAGATGTTGCGACTAATTCGTTTCTGGCTGCAACGCTTGATGGTTTATCCGTAGCTTGCGTCCCTCGTGCCGAATATTTTGCCAAAAACCTTTGGATTTACAACGGTGTAGATGACGTAATGACATGGGATGGGGCAACTTTAGAAGTATATGAAGAACAGATAAAAGAAAGAGCGGGGTCATTTAATTGGATTGATGCTAGGAATTTCTCTTTTATCCCAGATGCTTCTTTTGACATTGCAAAATATGCAGTTGATAAATCCATACGTTTGGTTAGCATCCATTTAAATGCAATATTACAAGATCTTATGACTACTGTTGTGGCTATTACGCAAGTAGATGACCTGGTTACTATCCAAACAGAAGATGATATTGATGAATTTACTGGCCAAGATAAAATCACATTATTCTATTTTGACAAGCTTCCTAAGTTTAGTTTCATGAAGGGTGCCCATGATAGGTTGTGGTGCTTACCTGCGGGTGCAGTCAGTCTTGAATATCGCATCCCTGATTTGTCTATGAGATTCTATTATTCATATAAGCCATTCAGCGATGAAGCAGATTTTAAGTTTTTTAATGAAAAAACAAAAACGGTTCCTAGTGAGGACATATCTGCAAAGCATGGGGTTGCTGATAATCTTGAGGCAATCGTACAGCTTTCCGGGAACCTTGTCTTTATGGGTAGGCAGAAGTCCCAAGTATGGAGTGGTATTGATCCTCTTACAGAAGGCTCTGCGGATTATTTTAAATGGAGCGTAACGCTTCCTGTGGGTGTTTATCATGGTGACCTTATTGTTGAGTTGCCAAATGATGCTCAATTCCTATCCCAGAATGGCTTTGTTTCTTTTGGGACGTTAAACATTGCAAAGCAATTTGCTGCTTCTAATACCCCTAATATGGATATATTGGCGACTAAATATCTTTCTACGATTGATAACAATTATCAATACCGCTCTTGCGCTTCTTTTAAATACTCTGGTGGCGGTTTCTGTGGTTTCAAGATTGGCCAGAACGATATTATCGTTTCAAAGTTCCATTCTTCCTTCTTCTGGTGGGGCATATTCT